CAAGACCGCCATCATCACTTCTCTTGATGATGTCAACAGTTGCCAAAGCGTTAGCTGGATTATCAACAACACTCAATTCACCAAGAACATACTTCTCAATGACATTGACTGGGCGACCACGAAACATCTTTTCTGCAGACTCACTCTTCTGAAGAACCTTGCCTCCAATAGAGAAAGCCTGAAGAGTACCGTCAAGAATTTTTTCCCAAGTATCCTGCGCACCTTTTGAGATATAGGCATCTACACGAATAGCATTATATTCTTCACCATCTTCGCCTTTGATTTTGATTGGCTCAAAATTAACAGCCTTGCCGACAGCAACAGGGGAATGCATCTCACGGATGTTTCCTCCCCAGTTTTTAAATGCTTCAAGGGATGCAGAAAAGTCAACAATATCACCAGATTTATCAATGTTATCGGCTGTAGCAATACCGCTAATAATCCTTTGCTCTTTCTTGATCATTTCAATCGGGAAAGATAAATTAAAGTTTTCCATAATTACCTCGTAATTTTAAATTATACACTATTCTGTGTATAATTACCCAAAAGCCATTACAGCAACTGTTACATTAGCTGTCACTACTTCAACTGTTGTATAATCTCCATCAATCTTTAGATAACCACCGCCACTGTTAATTGCCGGAGCAAGAATAGTTAATGGTCCTCCGTTTAATTTGACAATTGCATTTGTAGTTTCATGCGTATTAAGAACACGAATAGAATCCGTGTGTCTTCCGATGCTTACAGCGCCATTAGCGCTAGTTAGCCCTGTATTTGAAAATACTAAAGTACCCTCACTCATTGTTTTCTCCTTCAAATACCTTGACGGTATCTATGTTGTCGCCAGAGTCTTGACTCTGACCTCTTTCTTTTTGATCGCCAGTGCCTTGAACACCACTTGGTGTTGCTCCACTATCCGATCTAGACTTTGGAGGATTAGAAGCAGCATTATTAGAATTTCCAATAGGCGCTCCCGCATTCTCTTGTTTGATTTTTGTTGGGAAAGGAAGAACATCATCGCCATCCTTCCGTTCTGGGAATCCAATCTTACCTCTAACCTCATTAGGACTGATAACTTCAGTTCTTAGATAACGGTCATAGATCCTTGACTCCATGTCTTCGTCAAGCAAGTCAATCTTCTTAAGCTTGAACTGAAGGAGGTCTGTGAACTCAGCAAGAAGTCTATTAATCTTCTTTTCGATGATTGCTTGGTCTGGACCAATAACCTGCATCTTAAATGTCTTGTCAGCATCTCGTGACACAGCAAGGTTTGCATTGTCATAAACACCGACCTTTGGTGCAGGAACTCTGTTGGCTACGAGAATTTCATCACGGTTTGATTTGCGATACTTGTCAAATGAAGCATCCTGAACTCCCGCTTCAAGTTTTTCAAATTTAATATCAGAATCAGAACCAATACTTGCTGGAAGAGGGATAACGAGAGTTCCGTGGTTCCTTCCTTTAACTTCATTGCGGAAATAATTAACAAGTTCAGCTTTTGACTTATTGCTTAACTTTGCACCTTTAAGAATAATTGCATAACGAGGAATCGCTTTGTTCTCAAAGTAATCAATGTTATATTCTTTTGCAAACTTATCCCCGACAATCGCTGCTGCTGCAGAAACAGCTGCAGGAATACCGTAGTATGTGTTATTGGGAGAATACATTTTGAAATGAATAATCTCATTTGGGCTTGGGTCTCCATTGATAGGGTCTTCCATTTCCAAGTCTTGAAAATTTCTAAAAAAGATTGCTTGAATCTTGTTAGCTCTTGAGAGTTGAACAAATCCATCTCTATGCCTTCTTACACGAACCATCGTTGCAGGAATATGACCAATGTAGCCAACTTTGCCTTCGTTGTTGCGACCAATCTCAAGGTAGCCATTGCCAACGGTAAGGCAATCTTGCCAGACACGCACCATTGTTTCAATTAATGTTTCTTCAACATTAAAGTCTTCAAAAAGAATCTCTAGCTCTTCTCTAAGATCCTGTAGACCCTTGCGAGTTTTTTCAAGTTTTGCAGGATCTGATTGAGACTTCTCAATACGCCTTCTTGATTTCAGTGTCTCAGTAAATTCAAAACCAAGACCAACAGTGTTCATTACTCGTGCGTTGATAGCTGCGTAGTGAATTGCGCTCTGATCGTAAAGAATGGCAAGGTTGTCTAAATCGTATGGTGGATTTACAATGTCCCAAAGAGAATAGCCATTGACAACTTCTGGATCAAGATATTTAGATTTTGTTCCATCTTCGCCTTCGTGTCTTTTTTGAAGACGCTGAGCTTTTCTTTTCATTTTAGGAGAAAGACTTGAAATCTTCACTTCAGAAAAGGGGTCAACACTTTCAACCTTTGATAAAGCAGAGATGTATGAAAGGTCATCAATCTCTTCGCTAAAAGCATCACTGTCTTCAGAGAAAATCATTTTATTATCCATTATTTCTTCCCAAAGTGTTGATCGTACATATCTTCAAATGGGTCAGCTACTAAACCGCCAGCAAGTCTTTCTGCTTGGTCATCTCTTTCATCAGAAGAAACTTTTCTTGCACCGGGAACCCAGCGGATAACTCCTTCATCGGAACCTGTCCAGTATTTTGCAGCTTCTGCAACACGAAGCTCAAGAGCCTCATCACCGACCATTCCCTCTGCACAAAGAACACCATCTCCATCGGATAACGGAAAACCGTCTGGCATAATCCAGAGACAGATGCCGTAAGCACGCTCCGGAACCCACATATTTTTACTTTTGATCATGTCGGAAGTCATTTGATTCAATTCTACATTACTTTCTTTAAATTATCTACACATTTAAGACAGTTTTGTTCAATTAATGAACAATGTTGTCTTTGATGAGTTTGATTTCGCAAGAATCTGTACTGCAATAGCTTTCTCCGATTGCATCTGCAGCCATTCCTGCATACACACCAGCAAAATCAATTGGGAATAATTTGTCTAAACCATTCTCTTTATACTCTTGTTCTGTAATTTGAGTGTACGGCATTTGTGGGTAAGTAAAGTTACCCTGCGGTAGGAATGAAACAGTTTTAAGCTGACCATCGTACATATGAAGAACGGTTCCAACCTGATCCTTTTCCTTTTCGGAGTCAAACGAGATTGTTACGGATACAGAGTTATCCGACCAGTAACGCTGAGCAACTGATGCCATCGCCATTTTCTCAAAGATGGTTACATCCTTTTCAGAACGCTTTGCGTTTGACTTAATTGGGAAGAATACAACACTAGTTGTATCTGGGGATTCAGAAGCTGGTTCAATACGATAATTAGCCATTTTGAACAGAGGAAGCATTGGGTCATCGTTTGCAAAACGAATTGCACGATCAAAGTATTCTCCACCCGGAGTCCAATGAACACCCGGAGACTCACCTGCCAGAATTGAAACAGTTCCCGAAGGCTTAACTGTTGTCATTTTAATTGATTCACGAATACCGAACCATTCTGAATAAACATTGTCGTAACGCTTTACTGTTTCGTAACCCTGATTCATCCATTCACGAAGTGTCGGAACGCCATGATTGTCAGCAAAGTTTGCAATGCCCGACATTGATGTACCAATACGGCGGTTTCTCTGCATAATTGCATTTGTCTTTTCCCAGTGAGTTGGAAGAAGAGTAACAGTCTTTGCATACAGGTAAGCAAACTTCAATGTCCGCTTATAGTCGTCAAGAGACTCATGGCGGTTGAGGTATGTCTCAACAAGCGTGCAACATTCGTATGATTCAAGAGATTGTTCTGCGCATGGATTATACCCAGCTACACGCCAGTCTTTGTTTGTTGGTGGATCAATTAGACGACCATACTTACGAGACATATCCATCCAAATAACTCCGGGTTCTCCATTGAGAGCGATGCTTTCAACAATATGAGATAGGTCTTCTCCGACATTTGTTTCTACAGAGTTGTTGCTCATCCAAGCCCATCCCGGATTTTCTGGGTCATAAGAGTTACGCTCTGGGAAGGCTTCTGCGTTCTTTAAGTTCAAGAAGGTCTCATCGCTGTGTCTACCAATTAGAAGTTCAGCAGAACGGCGCACATTGCCTGATACGACACAAACTCCAATCATGTTGCCAATGTCTGCAATATCAACTCGTGTTAGTTTTTGACCATTACGACCTAAGAACATCTTACGAATATATTTGTGCAATTTTTCAAGAGGTTCGTGACCAGCAGCTGTACCGCCAAATGTCTTGATAGGGGCACCTGCTGGGCGAATCATTGAGTAGTCAAAAATAATTGGACTCTGCTCTGATTTGAGATATGAATTGATTAGATCAGCGGTTGATTGCATCCAGCCTTCACGAGTATCATCAATCACTTGAGTAATTTCTGGGCGATTTGGTTCATAGATGGTGAAATCTTTATCAGCACCTTTATCGTCAAAGCCAACACCGACTCCAAGCATTGATGCTTCCATGAGGAATGCAAATGGCTCAGCTGGATTATCTTTTGACATTTCGGCAGTAGATACGAAAGCACAGTTTTGCAAAGCAGCAGAGTTTCTCTGAACATTTACAAGCTCTGTTCCCATGATCCAAAGACCACGACCCGGTGGTGTCCATTTAAGGTTAAACAAGCGGTCAAAAGCTTCTTTAGCACTTGACTGAGCTTTTACACCATTCCAAGGAAGACGATTCTTGCGACAATGATCTTTTTGCAAAGAATACATTCCGTTGATCACACGCTCACAAACATCAACCCAAGTTTCTTTAGTTCCATCTGATTTCTTGCGGGAATATGTGCGAAGAAAAGTAATTTCTCCAACAGAGTTCCCTGCTGCATCCTGATATCCGAATGGCGCTTTCTTTGGGCGATATGTTGAAACGAAATCTTCGCTTAGTTTGAAGGAAAAAAAATCTTCCTTAGGATTATTGTTACTCATTGAGACTCCTGTAGTAGTAGGGTTTAATATTATCAATTGGGAAGCTACACCGCACCGATTAGTGCTTAGGACTAAATGTAATTTTTTTCAAATTCGGTGTAACGATTTAGAATCATATCAGCAACAGAAGCCCATGAGTGCTTTTCGTGAATTGTTCTTGCCGAGCGGAATGCAAACTTTTTGAATTCTTCATATTCGTTTGTTACATTTGTCATCAAGTTAATCAATTCTTGGAAATCAGGAGTTGCCCACATACCTGTGTCAGTTCCATATTGATGAGAATGGTATTCTGCATCTGAAAACTCAGCTGGCAGTGGAATACCGTAGTGAGAAAAATCTTTACAGCCTGTTAAGTCAGTAACAATTGTAGGCAATCCGGTAGCCATTGCTTCAAAAGGAATCATTCCAAAACCTTCACCGCTAGTAGGATAAATGAGGCAGTGACATTTGTGATAAAGATTAACTAACTGATCTGTATCATAAGATTCTGGAATACCAATAATCTGAGGATGAGAAGTAGCTGGTACTAATCTATTATCAATATAAACTTCTGCGTGACAGAAATTATTATATTTAAGAATTAATTTATAATCCATATTACCGTCAAATAATTCTAGGAAAGCATCAACAGCCAGTTGTGCATTCTTACGCTTAGAGTCTCCACCTATATGTAAGAAATTAAATGTTTTAGATAGTTCTCTTTCTTCAGGAAGAAATTCTTCAGATATTCCGTGAGGAATTACATACACATTTTCATTGACATTTGCTTTATCATAAACATCTTTAACAAAGCTAGAGGTAGCCCAAATCTCGTTACACAAGCTCATATTGTATTTCCATCCAGAAGGAATCTTTGTAGATTCCCAAGGGGTGTACCCTACTTTATAGTCATTATTTAATTGATAATAATGAGGTTGACAAAAGTTAATATGAAAAGGTATTTCTGACCTATTGTAGAATACACCTACTTTTTTAGCCTGTAAAGCTCTAATGGTACTAATAGCAGCATTGGCATATCCTTGACTAGCCCAAAGCTCGCCACTAATATCAACATTGCTTAAGCTGAACCAGCTAATCTTTTTCATATTCTCCTTGGGATAACTCTTTTGCTTATTTAAAGCTTTCAGAGCTGATTGATAAACAGTTTACACCTTTTTTAATCAACATTAGTGCGTGTTCTTCAGATATTTCACAAGTTATTGGCAAATCTGTGTAAACACATCTTGCAGCAGCAATGTAAAAATCGTCAAACTTAGTTATCCCAATACAATCGGAATCAAGGATGACTGCAGGTCCGCACTCATCCGATTCAACAATTGCAATAATCTTCATATCCAAATTTTACCATCCAAACCGTTATCGGTATACTTAAGTATACTTATATAACAATAAGCATACTTGTATAACTAGCATACTTAGTATACTGGCGCATCCCAGATGCGAAGCATATCAACTTTTTTAGAGGAATGTGCGGATTATCAAAAATTTTTTGATAACATAGCTCCATGACTTATACTACCGTTCACGATGTCTTAGACAATGGCGAAATTGAATTACTTAATTGTATGGCATCCGACATTGATGTCGTTAATGCTGCAAAAGTTAGTTTTGCCACTTATGTTAAAGAGTTAGATGAATCTTCAATTGGGTTAATTAAGTATCTCATGAGAAATAAACATGCAACACCTTTTGAGCATTGTGTATTTAAGTTTAGAATTAAAGCTCCAATTTTTGTTACAAGAGAGTGGATGCGTCATCGCTGGTCTTCGTTTAATGAAATGAGTATGCGTTATCATCAGCCTGTAAAGATTGACTATTACACTCCTTCTTACGATAAAATTCGTAAACAAATTGGCAAACCCGGATCCTATACATTTGAAGAAATTTCTGATCCAGAAATTAAAGATGCTTTTTACTCAATTTTTCAAGAAACTGTCTTTCAGGCAAATGAAGCTTATTATAAGCTGATTGAACTTGGTGTAGCTAAAGAAATAGCCCGCTGTGTGTTACCAGTGACTCAATATACTGAGTTTATTTGGACAGTTAATGCAAGAAGTCTAATTAATTTTATTTCATTAAGAAATGAAAGTAATGCTCAATATGAAATTAATGAATACGCCAAAATCATTGAAGATATATTTCAGAAAACAATGCCTATCTCACACGAAGCTTTTATTGAATCAGGTAGAATTGCTCTGTGAGCAAAATATTTAATGAATCCTGAAGATATTAATCAAGAGTATTTAAATACAAAAAAACTACTCCTGATTAGTGATACATGGTATCCATATCCATACATTACAGATTTTTTAAAGAATTTAACTTCAGGAAAAGTATTTGTGTATTCTTCACCAGCCTCAACTGCTAAATTTATTAAAGTATATCTTAAAGTTTTTGCAAAAAGAAAAGTTAATCTAATTAAGGATAAAAATTTTAATCTTTTTTTTGATGACAAAATTAACGAATACATTGTTGTTGTGTTTTTTGGTAAAAAAAGAGTTCCAGAAACCGCTATACTAGAGATTGTTACAAAAAAATTGCTAACATCGTACCAAGATGTGATGCTCGTGTACCCGGATGGAGTTGATTACGATGAGGATAGTCCCTTATTCAGATGATGGTGATTTAGAAGATCTAGAAACGCTTACTATTATCATCAAGGCTGTTCCTTTTGAGGACAGCTTCATTCCAGCTTTCTATATCTCATCCCCCTCCGAAGACTACATGATGTCTATTGATGAGCTTTCTGCCTTAATGGATGGAATTGAGATCGCAAACAAGTCGGTAGATGATATTATTGACTATATCTTGAATTCAAGGGGGGATGAAGAGTGATCTTTGGTCAGCTAATTAAAGACTTTCCATACCCCGTCAAAGTATGTCCGTACTGTATGAAAGAGATGAAAGCTGTAAACGCTGTTCATTACGAACCAGACAAATATCAGTATAAAGCTTTGTATTTAGATCCCAATCCTGCATGTCCAGTCTACGATGAAGGTGCTCGAAAAGCCTATGCAAGAATCTATTACTCATCAGAAGATGCATATATCGCCTTTCACAATATCAGTATTCCTGTCCAGAGATGGGAAAGAGATGACCTTTATAGCTATTACAAGTAAAATCGTGATAAAATAGATTCACTATGCCTGTAAAAAACTGTAGCGAAAATGGTGAACCCGGTTTCAAATGGGGAGATAGCGGAAAGTGCTATCTATACACTCGTGGAGATAAAGAATCTATTGGTGAGGCAAAGCGTAAAGCTACGGTTCAAGGAATTGCAACTGGGGAATATAAAACCGACAAATCATTTGATGAAGAGCGGTTAGAACAGATTTTGAAGTCATTAAAAGAATGGTTTAAAGAAAGATGGGTTGATATCTCAAGACCAAAACCCGGTGGTGGATTTGAGCCTTGTGGTCGCAGCGATGCAAGCAGTGGCAAGTACCCTAAATGTGTTCCAGCATCAAGAGCTGCAAGAATGACACCGGAGCAAATTGCATCGGCTGTCAGAAGAAAAAGAACTGCTGAGGCAACTCAGAGCAGAGATGGTAAAAAACCAATAAATGTATCAACAGAGGCAAATAAAATGGAAAAAGCAAATGTCCCAACAAACCCGCAGCTCTATGCAAGAGTTAAGGCAGAGGCAAAAGCAAAGTTTGATGTATATCCGTCAGCATATGCAAACGCATGGCTTGTTCGGGAATACAAAAAAAGAGGAGGAGGTTACAGAGTGACAAAAGAAAATGTAAATAAGGTTGCAGAAGATCTTATGGAAGAAGAAGCTATGCTTGCGGATGCGTTAATAACGATTGCATCCAGATACGGTAAGTTTAACGAAGATGAAACTGGTATTTATGCTGCATATGACAGCCCAGAGGAAAACGAAGTTAAAGATATTGGTGTCAAGTGCGCAAATTGCGTTCTATACGAGGGAGAAGGTATTTGTAAAATCATTGCCCAGCGTGTAGAAGAAGAAGGAAAATGCAGATTTGCTGTAATTCCGGATGGAGTCGTAATGCCAGAAATGGATGATGAATACGAAGAAGAGGATGACATGGAAGAAGATTCAATGTCAATCCTCATCTCTTTAATTAGAGATTTATTAAACAATAAGGAGAAATAATATGAAATACAATATTGAAAAAATGTTTCAGGATCACACCGCAATGAAATCATGGCATGAAGAGATGGCTAAAACAGCTGCAACTCAAATGCAAGATCACATTAAGGCTGCGTCTTGGCACGAATCACAAACAGACATGATCAAAGGCATGATGAACGAGGTACCTCTTGACCCAGAGAAGAAAGTTACTTCAATCCCCACAGCCGGATCCTCTTCAACACCAACTTCTGGTGCTGGTAAGACTTCCCCCGCAAAGGAAGTCGCATTGGACCCAGAGTCCGTTAAGAAGGCTGACCTAGTTACCCTTCTTAAGAGCCATGAAGCAGAGTTTGGTTCATTTGACATGTCCGCTGAAGACATTGCAAATTTCTTGCTCGCAGAGTAAGTCCGATGGAAGTGGTTTATGCTGCTCTCGTCACAACAGTTGGGGCTATTCTTGTAGCTTTAATACAAAAGTTCCGTAAGGAGAACAAACAAGATCATGGAGCAGTCACAGAGATGATCAGACTGCTTCATTCTGATGTAAAAGATATTGATCAAAAACTAGATCATCATATTGATGATCATTTAAAAGAAAACATTTAGCAAATTACGCTATACTAAGCTTGGGGCACTCTTTGGCGGGTACTATTTCGAAAGATTAGACCTGATATCTTGGAGTGCCCCATTAGTATCTAAAGGCAGAAATGACAACAATTGTAGGAATTCAAGGCGATGATTACGCAGTTATCTGTACGGACTCAAGAGTTTCGTCTTTTGATGAATCCGGGATGGCTTATCAGATAACAACATTGGGAACAGGTAGCAGTAAAGTTGCTCAAAACGGAAGATATCTTCTTGGAGCTGCCGGAGATGTTAGGGCTATCAATATCCTGCATCACGCCTTCATCCCTCCAGTCCCCACCTTCACAACATCTGGTCCAAAACTTGATCAGTTCATTACTCAAAAATTTGTACCATCCTTGCGTGAGTGTTTTGAGAGTACGGGTTATGCAATGCCGGACAACGACACAAAAGACCACATTGCCGAACATTCATCACAGATAGTCGTAGTTATTAACGGAACGATCTATATTATCGATGGAGACTATTCTTGGACTTCGGATAAAGCTGGTATCTATGCTATTGGCAGTGGCTCATCTTATGCACTAGGAGCCTTGCATGCTCTCAGCAACGGTAGAGAACTTCCACTCGCTAAGGCAAAGACAGCTATTAACAAAGCCCTATCCGTAGCTTCCAAGTTTGACCCGTACACTGGTGCTCCATTCCAGACTTTTGTTCAGCAAAAATAATTTATAAAACCGAGTTGATTTTCCATTCACGAGGTGTAAACTGTCTATTCCAAGGAAAGGAATCTAATGATTACTGAAAAAGAAATTAAGTCTATTTTAGACAAAACCCCCAGCGAAAGTTACCGTGAGGTTGCTGCAGCTCTTACCGGAGCGAAGAATCAGATGTCTGTTTCAGAAACGGCAAAATTTTACAGCGTAACGCCTTCTTTTGTAAAAGAAGTTTGGGAAAAGCATGGTTTGTTGTCAACAAACGCAGTCTCCTCAGAAGGAAAGCGTTCACGCAAAAGTGGTGTTATTGAAGCATACCTTAAAGAAAATACTGGTAAGACGATTACCCCGCAAGACTTAGTATCTGCAACAGGTATCTCTATGCCAACCTTCTACAACTATTACAACGCAAATAGAGGATTCTTTAAGAAGATTAAGCGTGGTCAATTTGAAATTGTTGATCCAAACAAAGAGCGCCAATCAAGCAAGTAATGATTCTATCTAATCTACTTTCAGCAAAACTTTCAGAATCTTGGGAAGAAGCAGCATCCCTTACGGTCAAAGAGTTATTCAAATTTATCTCTGAAAATGAAGAACTTTTTGCAGACATTACAAGAAATGTTACTTTATGCAACAAGGTTCTTGGAAATGATTTTGTTGAGAATATGAGGACTATTGTTGATTATATGATTACAGTTAAAATCTGGGATCATGACAAAACAAATGATTTTCAAATTGCTGAAACTATTGCAAATTACTGGTGCATTCTCTCAGTCCTCTCTTTCTTGTCGCTCAAAAAAATAGATAAAGATTTAAACTTAGAAGAGTATAGGGATTGGACTCTCCTTACTGTTACAAGAAAGCAGAGAGATTATGGTTCAGAGAATATTGCAAAATTTGGTCTGAACGGTTTAGTTATTAGAATTCATGATAAAGTAGCTCGTCTTGAGAATCTGATCAAAAGTAATTCAAATCCATCAAATGAATCACTTCAGGACACATTGCTAGATATTATTGGATATTCAATCATTGCAATTAAGTGGATAAATGGAACATTCCTATTTCCAATGTCAAACAATGATGACTTTATGCCAAAAGCTTTGTCTGATGGTAATTTTTTCTACTCTATTGATGAATCACCAATCAATAGGCATAATAAAGTTCCAATTACCACATCTAATGGACCAATTGCAACAAACTACGCAGTTTATGACTCTCGTGGGACAAATGTCTCAAGTGGTAGCTATACATACAAGGGTCCAATTTATCCGGAACCAAATCATCCCAACCCAAAATTTAGATAGCATGGCAATTTACGATTACAAGTGTGAGAATAATCATCTTTATACAGAGATTCGTTCAATAAAAGAAAATCAGAAGAAGACGCATTGTGAATACTGCAATGAAGAATTAAAACAAATCTACTCAGCTCCATTAATGCAATTAAAGGGCACTGGGTTTTACAAAAACAGCAGATAGTGTATAATACATATGACACCCTTTGTGTCTGTTGCGCAAGTGCAGGCTACCTTGGGACCGTTATAGTACAACGAAAACCCCGGAACTATCCCTACGCAAGTAAATAGCCGGGGCTTTTGTTATTCAAAAAGAAAAGAGCTAAAAATGGAGAGTGATTTTTGGATGGACAGAGTAACAATTAGATGGTGGATTGATAGATCCGCCATGCTTGAAGAAGAGAATCTAGAATTAAAGAAGAAGATTGAAGACATGATGTCTACCATTATTCATCAAGAATGTGAGATATCTAGGCTTGAGCGAAATCAGCGGTACTAGATATGAATGAAACTCCAGACCAAAACCTTCTTGAGGCATATCGTGACCATTGGAAGCAACTCTCTGTTAGGCTTCTCGCTCAAAATGCGGAATTGGAAGAAGACCGGAACAAGTGGAAGCGCCTGTTCCTTACTATGTATCAGTCCAACAACGGAGTTACCGATGAAATGATGTGGGCTTATAGGAAAGAGATGGGGAAGGCATGACCAAGGTGGCACCCGAAAGATACTATGTGTTGATTGCAAGGTGGTTTGCAGTATTGTGTGTGGGTTATGCCGGGTATGTGGCAATATGCTCGTGGTTCAGAAATAGCTTGTGGGCAAGGAATCGCCAGCATAGACAGGTTTCACAAGTAATCTCAAATATTAACGGCATGAAGAGATATCGTGATTCGCATTGGTATAATAGAGATGACGAAAGGGAAGTATGATTCCATCATCTTCAGTATATGACGCAGGTGATTGTCGTTTCTTTCTCTTTGACAAGGATGATATTGTCTCAGATGCCTTAAAGAGCCAGCTTGGTCATGAGCCTCATGTCCTCCAGATTGCCTCAATGTTCTTAGACCACTATTTGAGGATCAATCAGATTGGTAATGTCTTGGACATTGGATCAAATGTCGGCAGCTTTTGTGTGCCATTGGCAAAGAGATACCCCCACTTTACATTCCACGCCTTTGAACCGCAAAGAATTGTGTTTTATCAGCTTTGTTCAAACATCTTGCTTAACAGGTGTGACAATGTATTCGCCAACAACTTCGGCTTGTCATACCAGCCAGATTCGTTTTATATTCAGTTGCCGGACTATTCCACAGAATTGAATGTTGGAGCCTTTAGCCTTGACGAAGAGGTGCGCCAGAACGATTATGAGTGCACCACCGGTGGTAACACGGAATTGATCAGTGTTATCAAATTAGATAACAT